ATGAATGCCACCGCCCGCCCATCGCCCCTCGCGCGCCTGCGCGACGCCAGCCTGCTCAGGACCGACGCGCTGATCGGCGGGGGATGGGTGAGCGGCAGCAAGCGTTTCGCGGTGCACGACCCCGCCACCGGCGAGCCGCTGGCCGAGGTGGCCAACCTGGGCGCGCATGAGACGCAGCAGGCCATCGCCGCGGCCGATGCCGCCCTGCACGCCTGGCGTGCGCGCAGCGCCAAGGAGCGCAGCCAGCTGCTGCGCCGGTGGTTCGAGCTGCTGGTGCAGCACCAGGACGATCTTGCCTGTCTGATCACCGCCGAGGGCGGCAAGCCGCTGGCCGAGGCCCGGGGCGAGGTGGCCTACGGCGCCAGCTTCGTCGAGTGGTTCGCCGAGGAGGCCAAGCGCGTGGACGGCGAGGTGCTGCAGTCCTTCGCCGCCGACCGGCGCGTGCTGGTGCTGCGGCAGGCCATCGGCGTGTGCGCAGCGATCACCCCGTGGAACTTCCCGCTGGCGATGATCACCCGAAAGGTCGCGCCGGCCATGGCCGCGGGCTGCACGGTGGTCGTCAAGCCGGCCGAGCTGACGCCGCTCACCGCCCTGGCCTGCGCCGAATTGGCGCTGCGCGCCGGCATCCCGCCCGGCGTGCTGAACGTGGTGACCGGCGACGACGCAGCCGCCATCGGCCAGGCGCTGTGCGACACCGACACGGTGCGCCACCTGTCGTTTACCGGCTCCACCGAAGTCGGCCGCACGCTGATGGCGCAGTGCGCGCCGACAATCAAGAAGCTATCGCTGGAACTGGGCGGCAACGCGCCCTTCCTGGTGTTCGACGACGCGGATGTGGACGCGGCGGTGGAAGGCGCCTTTGCCAGCAAGTACCGCAACGCCGGCCAGACCTGCGTGTGTACCAACCGCTTCTATGTGCAGGCGGGCGTATACGACGAGTTCGTGGAAAAACTCGCCGCGCGCGTGCGCCAGGCGCGCGTAGGCAATGGCTTCGACGAAGGCGTGACCATCGGGCCGCTGATCGAGCGCGTGGCCATCGCCAAGGTGCAGCGGCACCTGCAGGACGCCGTGGCCAAGGGCGCGCGCATCGTCTGCGGCGGCCAGCCCCTGCCCGACCTGGGCTCGGGCCAGTTCTTCGAGCCCACGGTGCTGGCGGACGCTATCCAGGACATGCTGTTCGCGCGCGAGGAGACCTTCGGCCCGCTGGCGCCGGTGGTGAAGTTCGAGACCGAGGACGAGGCCATTGCCGCCGCCAACGCCACGCCTTTCGGGCTGGCCAGCTATTTCTACAGCCGCGACCTGGGGCGCATCCTGCGCGTGGGCGAAGCGCTGGAGGCCGGCATGGTTGGCGTCAACGTCGGCATGATCTCCAGCGAACAGGTGCCGTTCGGCGGCGTCAAGCAATCCGGCCTGGGCCGTGAGGGCTCGCGCCATGGCATCGAGGAGTACGTGGAGTTGAAATACCTGTGCCTGGGCGGACTAGGCGGCTGAGCACGTACGCGCCGGCGCTCCACTTTGCATAGCTGCCGGCCTTTGCCTTGCAAGGGCCGGGCCTGTGAAATGCTCTGTTTTAACGCAGGGATGGGGCGTGTCCAGGCTACGCTACAATCCGCCCTCCTTGCCCGGGTGCTCGCCCGGCAATGCGGGCGTCGTTCAATGGCAGGACCTGAGCTTCCCAAGCTCAAGACGTGGGTTCGATTCCCATCGCCCGCTCCAGCTTCCCAGCAGGGAACGCTTTCAAGATGGCCTTTAGGCCCTGCGCTGCTTCTATTTCTGTAGCGCTACCCCCTTCAAATTCCTCGATTACGCCCTCAATGACTGCTGTCTTGAGGTCGTAGCCTGCTACCTGCGCAAGACGCGCACGGACTGCCAGGCCGCAAGTCCTTTTCCCCTGCTTCATCTCCGTCAGGTTCCCCGGCTGAACGTCGATCAGCGCGGCTAACTTTCGCTGGCTGCCCGCTTTTTCAGCCGCCGCTTCGATCAATTCGCGTGCGTTCATCGCGTTCTCCTTTTGAGAATGTTGTGGTATGTTTCGGCCGTTCTCAATTTGTGAACGTTCCCGCCTTGGGAATCTTACACAGGAGCCTGCATGCCCCCCGTTTCCTTTCGTTCGCCCCCTGCCGCCACTGCGCCGGCCAGCTTGCAGGCTCCAGCCGATGCCGGGCAGGGGGTGGACACCTTGTCGCATGCCCAGCTGTGATGCACATGCGCCACATCCTCGCCTGCCTGCTGCTGCCCCTGCCGCGCTCGTCGCAGGCCTCCGCCAGCGCCCTTCCAGTTCAAACCCTCGCTGACGCCTTGGCGTACTGCCAGCAGGCGCCGGCGGCGCGCGCCAGCGCAAGCTTCAGCGCGCAGGCGCGCGCCGCCGCCGCCGGCCGTCAGGCCCTCCCCGTTGGTAATCACGGGGAGAACCACCCAGCGACGGTCACCACCGACCCCGCCCAGGACCTGCAGCCATGACCCGTCCCGCGCGCTCCGTGCTCAACCGCCATTCCCAGACCTGCGCCCTGGTGCTGGACGGCAACGAGATCAAGGCCCGGCTGATAGCCGACCGCGCCGCATCCTCCGTGCCCGTGCACGTCGATTGGCTGCGCTTCACCTGCCTGCTGCGCAACGCCGCGTTTCCCAGCATCGACACCCTGTTTCCCGCCGCGCAGTCCGCGCACTGGGACGACAGCAGCGAAGCCGAACGCGACGAGCAGGCGCACCGCATGGCCAGCCTCGCCAAGCTGCTGCGCACGCTGCCCGACGCCGACTTCACGCCCTCGGCCCAGGCCATGGAGCTTGCTCAGCGCGTGTGCGAAGTCCTCGGCGACGGCTTCACCGTGGCCACCGAAGTACGCAAGGGGCACGACTTCTACCGCTTCCGCTGGAGCATCGAGCGCAACGGCAATGAGGTGGGTTGGGTCGGCTACCTCGCCAGCGGTGACAGCCCGCGCCAGCAGGCCCAGGCGAAGACCATGCACGTCAACCTGTACGGCAGCGCCTGCACGTTCGCCCAGGCTGGCTGGCGGGACCACCTCGCCAACCTCGTGGACGAAGTCGGCGGCAACTTGACTCGCTGCGATCTGGCCCTGGACTTCTTCGAAGGCCTGGACGGCGGCATGGCCCGCATCAAGGCTGAGTATGAAGCCGGCCTGATGGACGTGGCCGGCAAGCGTCCCAAGTGCAACATGGTCGGCGACTGGTCGGACGGCGGACGCAAGGGCCGCAGCTTCTACATCGGCAGCAAGGAAGCCGGCAAGCAGACCAACGTCTACGAAAAAGGCGCCCAGCTGTTCGGCGAGAAAGACGCCACCGGCTGGATGCGCGCTGAGCTGCGCTACGGCAACAAGCTGCGCCACTTGCCCACCGACATGCTGCGCCGCCCGGCCGACTTCTTCGCCGGTGCCAGCGATTGGCACGCCGCGCTGTTGCGCGAAGCCCAGGCCCAGGCCCTACCCGAACCCGTGCCCTGCACGCCGCGCCTCGCCGGCGAAACCATCGAAGCCGAAGTCACGCGCAACGTGCGCTGGCTGCGCGACGTGGCCGCGCCCAGTCTGTCCCTGGCCTTCCAGCACCTGGGCGAATCCGCCTTCTTGGAACTGGTCGAGCACCAGCCGACACCCGGCCGCTTGCGCCGCTTCACCCCCACCGAAATCCGCCGCGCGTACTCCAGCGCGCACACCCGTACCCGCAAGGGCGCAGGCGCTGGCCACGCCACTGCGTAAGCCCTTCTACCCCCCCAGGCCACGAAAGACCATCCCCATGCGTTTCCAGTCCGAAGTCATCGTCCACGGCGTCAAAGAGTCCCAGGGCTCGATTGAAGGCCGCGACTTCTCCAGCACCACGTTCCACTGCGAAGTAGACCTTGCGGAGAACAGCGCCGGCCGCTCCATCGGCCGCGCCACGCGCCCTTTCAAGATTCAGGACGCCAAGGAATTCGACAAGTGGGCGCACCTGGGCGCCAGCTTGCCCATCAAGGCCCAGGCCACGTTTGAGATGGCAGCCGCCGCGCAGGACGGCACCAAGATGGTGCTGGTCGAGATCAAGCCGCTGGCCCGCGCCCAGGCTCCCGCAGCACCGGCCCAGGCGGCAAAGGCCAGCTGATGCCGCGCTACGTCATCCAGTCGGCCACCACCGGTGCATTCCTTGCGCCCAGCTTCGAGGACGGACAGCCCGAATGGGTCATGTTGCTGCGCGAAGCCGTGGCGGTGGACGACTTGGAGACGTGCGCTCAGCTGATCGAAGACCACTGCGATGGCTTCCACCGCGCCCAGGTCGTGGATCTGCAGCAGCTGCACCGGGAGATTGCATGAGCGAAGCCCTTACCGCTGAACTGCTCGCCATCGGCTGGGAAGCCGGCCTGACGCTCGGGATGGTGCTGGGCGTGGCCGTGCCCGTTGCCCTGCGCGCTGTGCTGGTGCCGCTGGCCGGTGTGCTGACGGCCACCGACCACCGCCGCGACCGCATTGCCCGCGCTCGCGCCCGCGCCGCCGTTCGCCACATCAACCGCGTCCACCTGGGCCGGGGGGTCGAGCTCCATGGCTGACCCGCAAATCATCACCTGTGACGGCGCATGCACCGTCACCGTAGTCCACGAATTGGCGTTGCCTGTGCTCGATCTGAGCCCGGCCGACGCCGGAGCAATCAGCAGCGCCGTCCTGCTGGTGTGGGTGGTCGGTTGGTCCTTCCGGGCCTTGATCCGCGCCCTCAAAGCTATCGACGGCAGTTCAACCACAACCGAGGAAACCTGAACCATGAATCGCATCAACGTGCAAACCCGCCGCATCGCCCAAGCCGCCGCCGCCGGCGCGCTCGTCCTGGCTTCCCAGGCACAAGCCGCAGCCATCGACGTTTCCGACGTCACTGCCGACATTGCCGCCCAGGCTGCGCCCATCGCCGCCATCGGTGGCGCCGTGCTGGTGCTGATGGTCGGCATCAAGGCATTCAAGTGGGTGCGCCGCGCAATGTCCTGATCGGCTGACGCATCCGCCCCTGTCCGGCCGGCAGGGGCATTTGCCCAAGCGCCCGCAGCGGGCGTTTCGGCAAAGTCAAAGCACAAAGGGGGAGCCTGTGGGCCTGTTCGTCATCGTGGCTGTATTGGGGGCGGCATGGCTCATATTCACCGCCTGATAATTCTTGCGTTGTTTCTCTTGCCGATATTCTCGGCAGAAGCTGTCATACCCAAAAAGCCGCAATATTGCGTCAGCAATTCATGCCTTAGCACGGCATCTCCCACGTATGAGCAGGCGTGCGCCAAGCTGTACGAAGGCGATGCAACTACCACTGGTTTTTATGAAGCGCCTAACACGTGCTGGGGTTCAAAGGATGGCAACCCGAAAAGATTTGGCCCTTGGGGCATGACTATGTACGGCAGTGCCTGCCCTGAGAATTCAATCGATGACGGCGCAGGCGCTTGCCAATGCAGCACCAATTACGAAGAAAAAGACGGCCAGTGCGTCAAAAAAAATCCTTGCCCAAATCCTGATGAGATAGAAATGGGCGGCGCCTGCGTGCCCAAAAACTGCAAGGAAACCGAAATTAGGGTGAATGGCCTGTGCGTCCCTGATCCTGATTTGTGCCCGGATGGCTCGCGCAAAGTGGACGGTCAATGCAAAAAGGAAAAATGCGAAGTAGATAAGCCGCTCGCTGTCGTGCTCTCCAACAACAATGCAACCGCCCTCTGCGAAAACCGCTGCTTGTACGTCATCAGTAACGCCATGTCCTGCGCCGAAGCCGGCCCGGCGGGCGGTCGTACCTGTAGCGTGACCTACTACGGCACCGGTGGCAGCTGCAACGAGCCGCCCACGGACGGCGATAAGCCCGGCACCGGCGGGGATGGTAACGGCGACGGGGACAACAACGGCGGGAACAACAACAACAACGGCGGGAACAACGGCGGAGGCCCTGGCGGTGGTGGAAGCAACAACAACAATGGCAACAAAGGCCCCTCGAACAACAACAATAACGTGCCCGGCACTGACCCAAACGGCGAGGGTAAATGTCCTGCCGGCTTCTATAAAAGCGGCAATATGTGCTACCAAAATAACCCGGACAAAAAACCACCCGGCGGGGAAGGCAGTAATGGCCCGGGTACATGCCCGCCTAAATACAGCCTGGCCGGCGGCATGTGCGTAGCCAACCAGCCGCCACCAGACGACACCAAGGACAAGGACTTCTGCAAGGAAAACCCTGACTTGTCCATCTGCAAACCCGGCAGTTTCAGCGGCTCATGCAAAGCCAGTTTTGAATGCGACGGCGACGCCATCCAGTGCGCCATTGCGCGTGATCAGCACCAGCGTTCCTGTGAAATGTTCGATAACCCCAGCGAAGAATCCAAGCTCTACGACAAGCACAAGGGCAAAGAGGGGAATCAAACCGAGGATCTGCCCGGTAACGACACCGTGTCTATCACCGGCTCCATGATCGACACCAGCGACGCCCTCGGCGGTGGCGCGTGCATTGCCGATAAGTCCGTGACGGTCTGGAACCGCACCATTTCCCTGCCATTCAGTCAGGTCTGCGCCGACCTGGCCATGTTCGGGAACCTGCTCGTCGCCGTCTCCATGCTGCTGGCCGGGCGCATCGTCACCAGGGGATAAACCATGCCCGTCTTCATCGCCGCGATTGGCGGCATGCTCATCAACATAGTTGGCCACCTCGCCGGGCGCGTGCTCGTCGCGCTCGGCATCGGCGTCATCACGTACACCGGCCTGTCGTCGTCGCTGGACTGGATCAAGGCGCAGGCCCTGGGCGCGCTGTCTGGCATGCCGGCCGAAGCCGTCCAGCTCGCCGGGTTCCTCAAGGTTGGCACCTGCATCAGCATCGTCACCAGCGCCATTGCCGCGCGCATGCTCATCAACGGCATGCAGGGCGATACGGTCAAACGCTGGGTGCTCAAGTGATCTACCTGACCACCGGCGCCAATGGCGCGGGCAAGACATTGTTGACCCTGAAAGACGTCAGGGAGCAGCAGCTCAAAGAGAACCGGCCCGTCTACTACCACGGCTTCGACATGGATCCCGCCAAGGCGGCGGAATTCGGCTGGCAGACGTTCGACCCCAAGGACTGGCAGGCGCTGCCCGATGGCTCCATCTGCATCATGGACGAGTGCCAGAATGAGTTCCCGCTGCGCCGCAGTGGCTCGGAGGTGCCCGACTATGTGAACGCCATTGCCCAGCACCGGCGCCGGCGCGGCTTCGACTTCTGGCTGATCTGTCCGCACCCCAGCCTGCTGGATGTGTTCGTGCGCCGCCTGATCGACAAACCCAGCTGGCACCGGCACCTGAAACGCGCGTTTGGCGCCGATGTGGTCAGCGTGCTCAAGTTCGGCGCGCCGGACATGAAGTGCGAGGAACCCGGCGCCGGCTCGCGGGGCGAAGTCAGCATGCGCCCGTACCCGAAAGAAGTCTACAGCTGGTATCGCTCGGCCAGCCTGCACACCGGCAAGAAGAAGATCCCGCGCGCCGTGTACGTCGTCGCTGCGGCTGCCGTCATCGTGCCTGCTGCGCTGATCTTCGCGCTGCAAAGCGTCAAGACCAACCTGACCAAAAACGCGCCTGCAGCGGCCGAAACGGCACCGGCCGGGCAGGGCGCCACCGTGCCCGCTGCGGCGCCGCCAGCGCGCCAGGACGCGCCCCTAGTCAAGCTCACGGCCGCCGAATACCTGACCCTGCGCCAGCCGCGCATCAAGGACTTCCCGCACACCGCGCCGGCCTACGATCAGATCACGCAACCGACCATCGCGCCATACCCGGCCGCCTGCGTCAGCATGGGCCAGACCTGCAAATGCTTTACCCAGCAAGGCACCTCGCTACAGACGGCCGGCGATGTGTGCCTGCAGATCGTGCGCAATGGCTTCTTCGTGGACTGGCAGCAGCCAGCCGACCGCCAGGACCGCGAAGCGCGCCAGCACCGGCCAGCGCCTGAGCGCGTCGCAGCTGCCGCGCCAGCTGCGCAAACGCCCGTCGTGAACGTCCACCTGCCAGCCACGCCGCCGGCTGCGCCGCAACCCGGCGCCGAATGGTCGCAGGGACTGGCCCGGCGCAACGCGCAAGTGCGCTCCATCGTCGAGCGCTGACCTCATGCACGCGGTGCAGATAATGCCGCGATGCTCCCGCTCGTCTTCCTCTTGCTGGCCACGGCCGCCAGCCCAGCTGACGCCCAGGTCTACCGCTGCGGCAACGAATACACCCACACTCCCTGCAGCAACGGCGTGCAGGTCGACACGTCGCCGGCCATGGCAGACCCTGCCGGGCCTTCTACCGTCGTCATCAACCTGTGCCGCGCACGCGGTGGCCAGACCTACTGGATCGACGGCCAATGCTCGGCGCGTGGATGGACTCTGCTGCGCACCGCGCGCGTTCCTGCCAATGCATCCTGGGAAGAACAGCTCGAGGACGCACGCGCCCAGCACCGCGCCGCGCGCGTCGCCACCGCGCCGCCGCCTGTCGTTTACAACACCGGCCCCGCGCAGCCCAGCGGCAAGGACGAGTGCGCCCGCTTGGATGCTCGCGTCGCCCAGCTCGACAGCATGGGACGCGCCGGCAGTCGCCACTACGACTTGGAATGGGTGCGCCGCGAACGCAAGGACGCACGCGATCAGCAATTCCGGCTGCGCTGCTGACACGGCTTCACCTGAAAAGCGTCAAGCAGGCCGCGCGCACGCCCGCTGCCAGCGCTCGCGCCCTCGTCCTCACCTCCACCACCCAGGCCGGCGTCTCGCGCTTGATTGGCTGCTCCACACGCGGGCGCGCTGCGATCAGCCGCGCCCGCGCCGCCCGAATCTCCCGCAGCAGCCGCGTTGTGGGCCGTGGCAGCGCCCACACCAACGCACGACCGAACGGCAACGGCAGCTGCAGCGCCAGCGCGTCTGGGTGCTTCCTGAAATTCGTTGCGATCATGGTCTGCCTGCCTTTCCATGTACCGGGCCCCAAGATTCCGAGCCGGGACAACTGTTGTCTGTTGCCCGTGCAAGCTGCCCTTTGCTTGCACCGTTCCCCTGAGTTCTTCGCCGTGCCTTGAGCGTTATCAGGATGGCTTTTTGGAGGGGGAAGCTTTGTAAAGCGAAGCTTTATGAATACCCCCGGAAAAAAGACAAGGCCGCAGGCCGCTCCTGATTTAGCGTAGGCCGGAGAGGCGAAGAAATCAGGGGAATGGTGCAGGGCGCAACGCCTGACGGGCAACGGACGCCGCGCGGCGAGCGCCCCATGCAGCGCAGCTGCACAAGCTTGGGCGAAGCCCTTCCGCCCTACCCTCTCGCGCTGACGTACGGCTAATAACCCACCTGCGCAATTCCACCGATTAACCGCCCAGCTGCCGCGCGAATATTCGGCCAGGAGGAAAGAA